GATCTTATTAAAAATGAGATTACTGTTTCCTTTGGTCGTGGCGAAGATAACAAGGCGAGCAATTATGCAAACCTTGCGAGAGAAAATGGGTTTGAACCGGCTCAAAAGCTGAAAGTTGAACCCATGACTCTCAAAGCAGAGTACAGATCGCGAGTCGAAAAAGGTTTAGACTTGCCTTCTGAACACTTTAACCTGTTTAAGGGAAACAAAACAAAAATAACAAGGAGTAAGTAAAATGAGTGAAGAAACAAGTGACATCATAAAGAAAGAAAGCGGAGCATTAGCTACTTTGGACTTTGTTAAAGATTCAGGAATGGGTCTTGAAAACATCGACAAGGGAGATCTTGCTCTACCGTTTCTAAAACTACTACAAAGTGGTTCAGATGAAACAAAGAAAAAACATGCTAA